GCTGGCGGCCTCGCTCGGCTCGGCGGTGCGCGGTGCTCAGTCCCAGTTGAACCAGCTGGGCTCCACGATGGCCGAGCTGGGCAATAAGCAATCCGGCATCAAGCAACTGGAAGCCCTGCGCGCCCAGGCCAAGGATGCGGCGCTGGCCATGCGCGCGGCGCAGCAGAAGGTTTCCGGGTTGGAAGCGAATATCGCCGGCCAGGATGGCGGCGCCACCGCCAAGCAGACCCGCGAACTCGAACGTGCTCGTGCCGCCGCCGCTCGGGCGGAAGAGGTCTACCGTCGCCAGCGGGCAGCCGTGGATGAACTCTCGGGATCGCTGCAGCGCGCAGGGGTCAACACCCGCGCTATGGGTACCGAGTCCGCACGCCTGGGCAGCCAACTGGAGACGCTCCGATCCCGCACCGAAGCCCTGACGCGTGCCCAGCAGGCGCAAGCCCGCAATCTGGAGAACCGCAGTGCCTACCGCGCCCAGATGATGGATGCGGTGGCCTTGGGCGGCGCGCTCTACGGTCTGGTGCAACCGGCGGTCCAGTTCGAATCGGTGATGGCCGACGTCAAGAAGGTCGTGAACTTCGACACGCCCGAGCAGTTCGGGCAGATGTCCAAAGATGTGCTCTTGATGTCGACCCGCATCCCAATGGCCGCCGACGGCATTGGGGCCATCGTCGCCGCTGCGGGTCAGGCCGGTATCGCCCGGGATGAACTGCTGCGCTTTGCGGAGGACGCCGCCAAGATGGGCGTGGCCTTCGATCTGTCGGGGCAGCAGGCCGGGGCGGCGATGACGGGCTTGCGCTCGATCTTTGGACTGACGCAAGACGAGGTGGTGAAGCTCGGGGATGCCATCAACCACCTGTCCAACAACATGGATGCCAAGGCGTCCGACCTGCTCAACATCGCCAACCGGGCGGGCTCGACGGCCAAGCTGTTCGGCCTGTCTGGCGCGCAGCTCAATGCCCTGGGCGCGACCTTTCTCGCTTTGAAGACGCCACCTGAGGTGGCGGCCACCGGCATCAATGCGCTCTTGATGAAGCTGGCCACCGCCGACAAGCAAAACGAGAAGTTCCAGCAGGGGCTGCAGGATATCGGGCTGTCGGCCGAGGTCATGAAGAAGATGATCGCCCGTGATGCTCAGGGGGCGCTCACGACCTTCTTGCAGCAGGTCAAGAAGGCGCCCGACCTGATGGGCACCTTGTCGGACTTGTTCGGCATGGAGTACGCCGACGACATCGCCAAGCTGGTGGGCTCGATGGCCACCTACGAGAAGGCGGTGGGGCTGGTCGCCGATCAGACGGCTTACGCGGGGTCGATGCAGGCCGAGTACGAAGCACGCTCGGCCACCACGGCCAACAACCTGCAGCTTCTCAAGAACCAGATGAGCCGGCTGGGCATTACGGTGGGTAATGCGCTGCTGCCGGCTTTGAACAACCTCGTGGGTGCGCTGATGGCGCCCATCGAAGGCATCACGGCGCTGGCCGAACGCTTTCCCATCGTCACGCAAGTGGTGGTGGGCACGGTCGGTGCTGTGCTGGCCTTGAAGGTGGCGGCCATCGCCTTGGGCTATGCCTGGACCTTTGTGAAGGGGCCGATCCTCGGGGCGCAGGTGGCGTTCCAGTCGGCGCGGGCTGGCTTGGCGCTACTGCAAGTGCAGGCCGCAGCGACCGGGAGCAGTGCCGGTCTTCTGTCGATTGCCTGGCAGCGGCTGCAGACCGGCGCCCTCGGTCTGATCGCACCGATCAAATCGGCAGCGTTGGCCTTCTGGTCGATGTTGCCGGCCATTGGTGCCACCACGGTAGCCTTGCTGGCCAACCCGATCACCTGGATTGTGGCGGGGATTGGTGCTGCTGTCGCCGGTCTCGCGCTGGTGATCCGCAAGTATTGGGACCCGATAGCAGCCTACGTCGGTGGGGTGTTCGAGGGTATTCGCGCCGCCGTGCAGCCGGCGATCAGCAGTCTTTCCACAACACTGGCACCGCTGGCGCCGATTGGAACTCTCATCGCCAACGTCTTTGGCTTCATCGCCGATGGCGTGAGCCGGGTGGTGGGCTGGATTGGGCGACTGCTCGCGCCGGTGACGCTTTCCACGGAGGAGTTCAACACGCTCTCCGCATCCGGCCAGTCCCTCGGCGCGGTGATCGGTGGTGTGTTGAGCACGGCTTTTACGGTGCTGACCCTACCGATCCGGGCCGTGGGCACGCTGGTGGGGTGGGTGATCGAGGGGTTTCAGCTGCTCACGTCCTTCTCACCACTGACCCTGATCAGCGCCGCCTGGCAGCCGGTGGCGGATTTCATGACCGGTCTCTGGTCGGGCATCACCGCCACCGTTGGTCAAGCTATCGACTGGATAGCCAACAAGATCGGCTGGGTGATGAACGCCGGCAAGCAGGTCGGCGACTGGTTCGTTTCGCTCTTTGGCGGCGAGCAGCAGGCTGCGCCGACATCCACGGCACCGACGTCCTCGCGTCCAGCAGCGCTGGGCAGCACGACTTCGCTGACCGCACCACGCCCCTCGGTCGGCTCTGCACCCGTTGGGGTAATGCCGATGTCAGCGGGCAATCCGCCTGCAGCGAACACCCGGCCGATGGCAATGCCTTCTCAACCGATGGCTGCGCGCGGCAACACCAGTGTGTCGCTGTCGGCCCCGATCACGGTCAACGCACCGCCCGGGATGGATGCGCGCGAGATCGCCGCACTCATCGAATCACGCCTGCGCGCGCTGATACGTGAGACCACCCGCAGTCCGGCGGCTGCGATGTACGACTGATCCTGATCAGACGTTTCCTTTTCTCATTCTTTACCGAGGTGTGCCATGGCCGAACGGGTGATGTTGGGCCTGGGCGAATTTCGTTTTGAAATCGCCACGCTCGCTTACCAAAAATTCTCACTCAACCAGTCCTGGCGCTGGCAGGAGCAGGCGCGCATCAACCGCGATCCTGCCCTGCAGTTCGTCGGACGCAACGTTGGTGAGATCGAACTCGACGGCGTGATCTACCCGAGCTTCAAGGGTGGTCTTGGGCAGATCGAAGCCATGAGATCCCTTGCGGACGCTGGCAAGCCGCTGCAACTGGTCGATGGTCTCGGCCGCATCTGGGGCGCCTGGGCGATCACGGAGATCGGGGACACCCGCACCGTGTTTGCCGATGACGGCCAGCCCAGGAAGCTGGAGTTCCGCATCAAGCTCAAGGCCTACGGGGAGGATCAGCCATGACCCGAGCGATCTTCAAGCGCGTGATCACCCGGGATGGGGATGTGCTCGATGACCTGATCTGGCAGCACTATGGACGCAGCGAAGTGCTGGCCGCCGTGCTTGAGGCCAATCCCTCACTGGCGCAGTTGCCCCCAGTCCTTACCGCTGGCCTGGTGATCGAGCTGCCTGAGTTGCCACTGCCGGTAGAAGCGCCGGTGATCCGGCTGTGGTCATGAGGACAGACAGATGCAACCGATCTTCCGTCTCTACGCCGACAGCCAAGAGATCACCGCTGCCATCCGCGACCGGCTGATCGAGCTGGTGGTCACCGACGAAGCTGGCATCCAGTCCGATGAGCTGAAGCTGACCCTCGATGATCGCCGCCGTGAGGACGGCGCGATTGCGCAGCTGCCGCGCATCGGCACGGTGCTCACGGTGTCGCTGGGCTATGCCGAAACCCGGCTGGTGTCGATGGGGCGCTTCATCGTCGACGAGGTCGAGATGCGCTCGCCTCCGGCCACGCTGACGGTCTCGGCCAAGGCCGCCGATATGGTCGGGCCGTTTCGCAGTCCCAAGACCCGCTCCTGGGATGCGACCACGCTGGGCCAACTGGTAGAGGCCATCGCTGCCGAGCATCGGTACAAGGCCAGGATCGATCCCGAACTCGGCGCCATTGCCATCCCGCATCTGGACCAGACGGCCGAGTCGGACATGGCGCTGCTCACCAGGCTGGCCGCCAAGCACGATGCCGTGGCCAAGCCCGTGGCGGGGTTTCTGGTGCTGGCCAAGCAGGGGGCGATCAAGACCATCACCGGCCAGGTGATGCCGACGATCTCTCTCAGTGCCAGGGACCTGGCCGAATGGCGCTATCGGCACTCGGCGCGCAAACCCGGCGGGAGTGGCTCCACCAGTGACCGCGACACTTCGACACCACCGACGACAGCAACCGGTGGCACACGCGCGTACTGGTGGGACTTCGAGAAAGGTGAGCGCCGGGAAGTGACCACCGGCCAGCCGCCGTTCGAGGAGATCCGCTACGTCCATGCCACCGAAGCCGAGGCCAAAGCGGCAGCGGCTACGCGCAAGAACACCGGCGAACGCGGGCAAGGGGAACTCAGTTTCAGCCTGCCCGGAGATCCAAGGCTCGCCGCCGAGGGCCGGCTGTCGATTTCGCTGCGCCCGGGCATCCCCACCGACTGGCGCATCAAACGCGTCGAGCACCGGCTTGGCACCCAGGGCTACACCACGCAGGTGGAGTGCGAGCGCTTCACCGCATCCCCCGTGCCGGTGACTGGCACTTCCACCGAACCCGACACATAAGGAGACCCCCGTGCCCGAAAAAGATCCTTCGACCTACGGCCTGATCACTTACCTCTGGGTGACGGGGCTGGCCGCCTGGGGTGGCTTGGTCAATTTCTATCGCAAGGTGAAGT